TTTCTTGTCGAAGATACTTGACCATACATCGTCAATGTTCCTTGGAGAAGGTAAACTGCTATTCAAAGACAAGTCGTTCAAACATATTATTTCTTTGGTATCAAATGATTATTTACCTTGCTGGCGGGTTTTCAATAATTAATGTAAAGGGTCGGGAAGAAGAATTATCAAGGAGATACCGGCCATGGAATAGACTAACATCATTTTACTTTCCGAAAGAAAGAGATATTGTTGTTGAAAATATCAAAAAGATTAAAAAGGCAAAATGAAAATATACCTTGCTGGAAATGTTACGCCCCCCCGTGAACAGATGATGTTAAAATATAAACTTAATAGATTATTTTCATATTATTTTCATGGGAAAAATAAAGAATTTTATCCGGAATTTAAACTTCGATTGGATCATATTAAAAATGAAAAACAATAAATTCTGTCATTTACATTTACATAATGAATATTCAATTCTTGATGGTATTGGTTCAGCAGAAGATTACGCAAAGAAAGCAAACGAACTAGGGTTTAAATATCTTGCACTGACTAATCACGGCAATATTGATGGATTGATCAAATTCCAAAAAGCTTGTAAAGAAAACAACATTTACCCGGTGTTGGGTTGCGAAGCATATATTGTTCCCGATCTATACAAGAAAGAAAAAGGAGAACGTAGAGGCCACATCACGCTTCTTGTCAAGAATCAGAATGGATTTAAAAATCTTTGTATGATGTTAACCAAAGCAAATCTTGATGGTTTTTATCATAGACCCAGAATAGATTTTGATTTACTTTATGATCATTGTGACGGGTTGGTTGTATTGACAGGATGTTTGGATACTTTCATTAATCTCAAGGGAGGAGTAGATTTATTTTATGATCTCAGTAATAGGTTAAAAGACGATCTTTACCTTGAAGTCATGCCTCACAATATCTCATTGCAAACCAAAGTAAATAAGATGATGTTGGATATTTTCATAACAACAGAAACCAATATAAGCTTGTTGCAACAAATGATTGCCACTATATTGAAAAACATCATTCAGAAACGCAGGAAGTATTATTAGCAATCCAATCCAAGGCTAAATGGACAGACCCAAACAGATGGAAATTCAATATAACAGGGTTGCACTTAAGAACCGCAGATGAAATGATTGATGCGTTTGTCGATCAATATATTTTAACAGACGATGACATTGATAATGCAATACACAATACCATAGAAGTTGCAGAAAAATGTGCCGCATTTGAAATCAAAAAGCAAAAAATATTTCTCCCAAAGGTTCCAGGTTATAATGTAAAAAACACATCTGACTATCTTTATGATCTTTGTTGTGAAAAACTTAAAAAGATAAAAAAGTATGCGTTGCATGAGGTTTATATTAACAGGCTTGAAACCGAATTTGACTTGATCGAGAAGAAGGGATTTATCCCATATTTTATGATTGTTTACGATTTGGTCAAGTGGTGCAAAGAAAATGACATCATGGTCGGGCCGGGCCGTGGTTCGGTTGGCGGTTCACTCATGGCATACTTATTGGGAATTACAACGGTTGATCCCATTCGATACAATCTTTTGTTTTCAAGATTCATCGCAGAAGATCGCAATGATCTCCCGGACATCGACTTGGATTTCGAAGACTCAAAACGTCATCTGGTCAGAGAAAGGCTTGAAGAACTATATGGCAAAAACAATATTTCCTCAATCTCCACATTTTTATCAATGAAGGGGAAAGCTGCAATCAGAGATGTTGGAAGGGTGTTTGATGTGCCATTAAAAGATGTTGACGAATTTTCAAAGTCAATTGTTTACGAAGAAGAAAAGTCTATCGAAGAAGCCTGCATTAAAACCGATATTGGAAGAGCGTTTGACAAAAAGTATCCAGAAGTTTGCGATCATGCAATCATTTTGGAAGGAACAATCCGGGGCAATGGCCAACACGCCGCGGCAGTTATTATTTCAGCCGATGATCTACGAAAAGGCACAAAGGGAAATCTTGTCAACAGAAACAACATAATCGTCTCTAACTGGGACATGGAAGATTCGGAATATATGGGGTTAATGAAACTTGATGTATTGGGATTGAATACCCTGTCGATCTTAAATGAAACAAAAAAACTTGTAAAAAACAATCACAATGTTGACATTGATTACGAAAATATACCGCTTGATGACCAAAACATATACAGAGAAATATCTGCCGGTAACAACGTAGGTGTATTTCAAATCAACACATGGTCAACAACCAAACTTGCAAAAGATGTCAGTCCAGACTCGATAGAACTATTGAGTGATGTAATTGCATTGGTAAGGCCTGGCGCAATGGACGCCGGAATGACCGATGAATATATTCGCAGAAGAAATGGCAAAGCCTGGAAAAAGAAACATCCAATTTATGAGAAAATCATGGAATCAACCTATGGTGTCATGGTCTATCAAGAACAGGTAATGGATGTTATCCATAAGGTTGCTGGATTGCCATATACCACGGCAGATAAAATTAGAAAGATCATCGCAAAGAAACATGATGTAAAACTATTTGCACCTTTCAAAAAACAATTTATAGAAGGATGTCTTGAAAAGAAAACATTGAGCGAAAAGAAGCAAAAGAATTTTGGGAAGCATTGCAGGCTCATGGAAAGTATTCTTTCAATAAATCGCATTCTACCGAGTATGCAATTATTGGTTACTGGACAGCGTATGTCAAATACTATTATCCAACAGAGTTTATTTGTGCAAACCTGATTCATGGGTCCGAAACCAAGAAAGAAGAATTGATTGAAGAAGCAAAGAGATTGGGATTAACTTTGGTTTTACCAAAAGTTGGCATTTCAGATTCGTTCAGATGGGTTGTAAAAGAGAACAAGCTTTATGTCCCATTTATAGAAATCAAGGGTGTTGGAGAAAAAACAGCAGAAGCTTGCATGAATATCAGATCAAAAGGGCATAAAAAAGGGTTCTTTGAATCTGTTCAGGTTCAAGAAAAGAAAACAAAAGTAGAAAAAATTCTTGAAGAAATTGGCGCCTTTGGAAATGATCCTACTGGCGATGTAGAAGAGTATTTTACATTTACAGTAAATGGTAGAATAAATCAAAAAAGCATTATGGTAAAATATTTCAAAAACATTGCCGGTGAATGAAAGAATATTGTCTTGTGAACGATGTGAATTGTGCCAAGAATGTTCAAATCCTGTTTACCGTCTCCCGGATATTTTAATATTATGATATGCGGAGAAGCTCCGGGGAAGGATGAAGATCGGTTAGGTAAAGGATTTGTAGGCAAATCTGGGCAAGATGTTTTATGGCCAGCACTGAAAGAATACGGATTAAAAAGAATGGATTTTCATGTAACAAACATATGTAAATGTTACCCAAGTAAAAGCAAAGCGCCATCTAGAGAACATATTACGAAATGTAAAAGATGGCTGGATAACGAAATCGAATATTTAAAACCTGCATTGATTCTTGTTTTTGGTAACACGGGATTAAAAGCTTTTACCAACAAAGAAAGCGGGATAATGGATTTGAATGGTAAGATTGAGTGGAATGATAAATACCAGACTTACATTTGTTGGTGTATTCATCCTTCTGCTGTATTGAGAAATCCGACAAATAAAAAACTATTTGTAGAAGCGATTGATTCTTTCGTAAATAAAATAAAGGAATTGGGAGGAATATAATGAAGCCTTTGCATATTGAATACAGACCAGAAACATTTGATGAATTCATTGGAAATGATACGTTGGTGAAAAACATAAAGGGTGTTTTAAATAGAACGCAAACCTTTTTGTTTCATGGTATGAGGGGATGCGGGAAGACCACTTTGGCCAGGCTTATTGCAAAAGAACTGAATATCGACAAAATGGATGTTTATGAGATTGATGCCGCAGATAAAACCTCTGTCGATGATGCAAGACAATTAAAAGCAACGGCATTTTTATCTCCTCTTGCTGGTAAAAAGAAAATATACATCATCGACGAGTGCCATCGCCTCTCCGGGAATGCTATGGACTCATTGTTAAAGATATTTGAGGAGCCTCCCAAATTCTGTTATTTTGTTTTATGCACAACAGAACCGGAAAAGGTTTCCGCGACCATCAAAAGCCGGTGCAAATCTTACGAGGTAAAACCAATCGATGATGAAAATGCCTTAAAGCTTATTGATTGGATATGTACCGAAGAAAAGATCGTAATGGGTTCCAAAATCAAACAAATTATTGTTGATGAGTGTAATGGCATTCCAAGAGAGATCGTTATAGCAGTTGATATGTTAAGGGCCATAACCGACGTGGCAGAAGCAGAGGCATTGATAACCAACAAAACCAATCCTAAAGTAATTGATCTTTGCAGAGCATTGCTTAAAAAGGAAAAATGGAAGATCATCGCTGGAATATTAAAAGAACTTAATGAAGATCCCGAGTCAATCCGGTATGCAGTTTTGGGATATATGTCATCCGTATTGCTTAACGGTGATAATAAGCAAGCCCCCTTCGTTATCAGTTCTTTTTCCGAATCATTTATTTACTCGAAAAAAGCCGGATTGGTTTTAGCTTGTTATCAGTCAGTTATATAAAAAATATGATATAATAAAGGAAAAAGGAGGTCAAACCATGTCAGATTATATGGAGGAAATCAAGATCAACAAACATCGTCTTGAGGAGGAAATTATCAACCAACCGGGGCTTTACATTAAATGGGCAGAAAAGTCGGCAAGAGCAATGGTAAATCGTATCGAGCTCGACAAGAAAAAGAAGTTGGTTCGCGCAGAGCTTGATCGGAAATACCGATTAAAAATTGAACAAGCGGGAGAGAAAGTTACAGAGAATAGGCTCGATGCTTATATTCGCATGGATGATGAATACAAAGCAATCAATGAAAAGCTTCTTGAGGCAATGGAAGAGGAAGCGGTTATGATTGATGTGAAGTGGGCTTTCCAGCAGAGAAAAACATCTTTGGAACTGTTGCAAGAAGGGATTATTAATGGCATCTATGCTGATCCGACAGTCAATACAAAAAAGGCGCTCTCAGAAAAAATGAACAAGAAGAGAGGATAAAATGGATGTTTCTCTGTTAATTCTCTATTTAATAGTTGGATGCGTTGCATTGATTGCATTCTACATTACATTGAGGCTTTTTGCATTTAGTTTATTTAAAAGCTATTTTCAAGCAAAGAGCGAGTTTTTAACCATGTTGAAAAAAAGAAGGAGGATTTTAAGAATGGGCAGTAAAAGCATGAGAGAGCAGTTGGCGAAGCGCCTCAAAGAGAGTCAGGAACGAAACGAGTCGTTTGGAGGCGGTCTTATTTTTAAAGACGAAGAGGCGAAGAAAAGGATTTGGAAATGCGGCGAAGGAAAACATATCATCGACATCCTTCCGTATGAAGCGGGAAAATTCGATCCTTCGGCTTCAAAAGGTGAAATTCAGTATGTGTATGAGTACTATTTTCATACCGGTCTCGGAATCGAAGGAAAAGGTCAAATAATGTGTTTGAACAAAACCTATGGTAAACCCTGCCCGATCTGTGAAGATATTGCAAGATTGAAAAGATTGGCGAAGATGAAGAAGTCATTAAAGCATTGATGCCCAAACGAAATCCGAAATCCGTTTACAATATTGTCTGTTATGACAAGGGAGAAGAAAAGAAAGGCGTCCAACTTTTTATTGTCTCGCATTGGTTTATGGGTAAACATCTTCTTGAGCTTGCAACGGTTCCCATTCGAGAAGGTATGGATGAAAAGATTGATCCGGTTATTCCATTCATGGACCCCGATGAAGGCAAATCGGTTTATTTTCGCCGGGAAGGAACGGGACAGAATGATACCAAATATTTTGGTCATCAGTTGCTTGATCGGCCGAAGGGGTTCAAAATCAGTAAAGACCTTCTTGATGACTGCTTCTGCCTTGATGAAATCATCAAGATCCCTACTTACGATGAAGTATTGGATGTATACAAATCCGGAAAGGCTATGGATGACGATGATGCAGATCGTCCTTCCCGTAGACCGAAAAGCGACGACGAAGATGAGCGACCTTCCCGTAGATCAAGAAATGATGATGAAGATGAACGGCCCGCACGTAAACGGCACGACGATGATGACGAATATCGTAGAAACAAAGATGTTGAGACGGATCAGTGTGAATTTGGGCACAAATTTGGTAAAGATGCAAACAAGTATCCTGATGACTGTGAACAGTGTGATCAGTGGCGGGATTGCGTGAAGAAAACCCGTGAAACAAAGTTGAAAGAAAAAGAAAATGATCCCGAACAAGATGAAAAGCCTTCCCGTAGAAATAGAGAAGAAGACCCGGATGAAAAACCGTCCAGATCATCTCGGCATGAAAAGGAAGAGGATGAAGAAAAACCGACCCGTTCAAGACGAGCCAGAGAAGAAGATGAAGAGGATGAACGTCCTTCAAGGCGGCGAGCTGTAGAAGAGGATGATGAAAAGCCTTCCCACAAACATAAAGAGGAAGAAGAAGACGCCCCTTCAAGACGGCGAGCGCGTAGATAGTCCTTTCTTCCTTCTTGGCGGATAGGTAACGTAACCGAACGATTGGCTTACTCCTGGTGCCGATCTTCCGCCAAGAAGGTCTTTTATGAGGGTAAAAAATGAAAAAAGAAATCGAAGATATTAAAAACGACATTAAAAACTTTACTCCGGCATCAAAAGAAAGAACTGAATTTATCAGTTCTGGTTCCACACTTTTAAACCTTGCGTTATCACAAAAAGGTATCCATGGCGGGTTTGCACGGAACAGAATCATCAATATTGTCGGTGATGGCAGTTCTGGTAAAACATTGCTTGCTCTTGAAACGGCACATTGGGCTTTCAGAAATATCAAGAAAATAAAATCAAAACTTTTTCCAACAGTAAAAGAAATAAAAATTGCATACGTCAATCGTGAACGCGTTATGGATTTTCCCATCGAGAAGATGTATGGACAAGACTTTGTAAACGCTGTCGAGTGGCGTTATGACATTGCAACCGTTGAAGAATTCGGGAGATATTTTGGTAGGCTTACTCTTGAACATAAAGAAAACGAATGTTTGATTGTCATTCTTGATTCATGGGATTCTCTGAATTCCGAAGCTGGCCAGGAGAGATTTAAACAAGCAGCATTAAAAGATGAAAGCCCCGACGGAAGTTATAAAACGGAAAAGGCATCTTACGCAAGTAAAGAATTTTTTAATAATGCTTGTGATTTGATGACCGGCAAAGATATTACTCTTTTCATCATATCACAGACGAGAACAAAGATCGGTGTTACCTTTGGGGAAAAACATTATCGTTCCGGAGGGGATGCCTTAAATTTTTATACGCACCAGGTTCCATGGCTCGCTGAAATTGAAAAGCTTAAAAAGACATTTAAGGGGGAAACCAGAGTTTATGGCGTGAGGATGCTTGCGAAGATCAAACGAAATAAAGTTGCAAAACCATTCCGTCAAGCAGAATCCATTATCTTATTCGACTACGGGATCGACAATATTTCGTCCATGGTAAATTATCTCTGGGGACCCAAAGCGAACAAGATTGAGTTTGATGGGTATACCTTTAAGAATCGGGAGGAATTTATCGGATACATAGAAGAAAATGATCTTGAAGATGAGTTATCAAGAATGTGTGAAGATCAGTGGGCGGAAATTGAAGAAGCAATGGTTCCCGAACGAAAAAGGAAATTTTAATGAAATTGGTAATAGACTGTAACGGCCTTGCCTATAAAAGCGTTTATGCCATGTCGGAACTTTCGTTCAAGAAGAATCCTACGGGTGTTATTTATGGTTTTCTTGAGCAGATATATCTCTTGGCAGAAAAGTTCAATACCAACGAATTGATATTTTGTTGGGATTCAAGAAGATCGTATCGAAAGCTCGATTGCAAGTCTTACAAAAATCGCCCAATTCATGAAGATAAAGCCGACATCATTCAAAAAGCTCATCAACAGTTCTTTGAAATGAGAAAGAATGTATTGCCGGAAATGGGATTCAAAAACATTTATCATCAGACAGGATATGAAGCTGACGATCTCATTGCTTGGTGCGTTGCCCGTTTTCCAGATGAATATATGATAATCTCAAAAGACAATGATCTGCTACAACTATTGTCGGCAAATAAGTATGCTCCAATCTCCATTTACAATTTTTCACAAATTATTACGGCAAACGATTTCATAAAAAAGTATGGAATAGAACCCTATCAATGGGCTACAGTAAAAAGTCTCGCCGGTTGCACATCTGATACTGTTCAGGGTATTCCGGGGATTGGAACAGAAACAGCTGTAAAATATTTAAACAATGTATTGAAAGATGGGAAAGCAAAACAAAAGATAGAGAGTGAAGAAGGCAAAAGGATAGCCAAGGAGACATTAAATCTTGTGGCGTTACCGTATGCTGGTGACGAGAGAATCAATATCAAAAACCCGGTAAAAGATGAACTTTACTCGTTAGATTTTATGGATGTGTTTAAGAAATACGGATTTAACTCATTTCTTGTCGATGGAAAGTTTGAAAAGTGGAAGAAAGCATTTAAACTTATTAAAGGGAGGTAATCATGTTATATGTTGGAATTGATCCGGGGCAACAAGGCGCAATCACAACAATAAATAATGAAATTGTAATTTATGATATGCCTTTGCTGCCACAAAAGGGAATTGATGCAAAAGAGTTATATGCTTTATTCTATTCCATCAAAAGAGACTACAAATCTATATTTTGTGTTCTTGAAAAAGCACAAGCAATGCCCGGACAGGGAAGCGTAGGCGGATTTAATTATGGCGTTGGTTATGGGAAAATCTTATCTTCACTTGAAATAAATCAAATTCCCTTCCAAGAAGTTCATCCGATGAGATGGAAAAAAGAATTTGGTATTGCATCAAAAAGAGGAAAATCTGAACCGAAACTCTCTACAGCAGATAAAAAACAGCTCTCCTTAAGTGCTGTTTTAAAGCTGTTTCCTACGCAATCCCACCTCTTTCATACCGAACGGGGTAAACTGCTCGACGGCCGCGTAGAATCATTGTTACTGGCTGAATATGCAAGAAGGATACATAGATGATAAAACAATTAAGAATACAAAATTTCCGATCACACAAGGACACCAAGCTTGAATTTGTCAAAGGGGTAAATTGTATAGTAGGAGCTCCAGATTCAGGCAAGACAAATATCATTCGTGCTATTAACTGGGTTTTGACGAATAGGCCTTTGGGATTTAGATTTCATTCCAATTTTACAAAAGACCCGACCGTAGTTGATATTGATTTTGAAGATGGTCATCAAATATCTCTGATCAAGTCAAAATCAGAATCAGGCTATGTGTGCAATGAAAAAGAATTCAGAGCAATCGGTTCGGATGTTCCTGATGAAGTTTCAAAAATATCAAATCTTACGGAACTAAATTTACAAACACAAATGGATAAACCTTTTCTCATTTGTGAATCTCCGGGAGAAGTAGCAAAAGTTTTCAACCGGGTATCAAAATTGGAAAACCAGATTTGGTAATTGCTTCGCTGACAACGGACATTAATTCAAAAAACAAACAAATCAAAATATTGTCGGTAGAAAAAACAGAATTTGAAGAAAAATTAAAACGATTTGAAAATCTACCACAAATGAAAAATGATCTAAATGAAATTGAACAAATTGAAAACAAAAGACAAAAAATAAAAAATGAAATAGATGAATTGTTTTCAATAATCGAAAATATTGAAACTGTTAAAAAGACTATGGAGAATATGATAGATGTTGACAAAGCACGAAAAGAACTTGAAAACATCAATAAATTTTATACAGAAATTTTTAACAAGCAAATGAAATATATATCTCTGCAAGATATTATAGCAAGTGCTGAAGAAGTAGAAGACAAGATGCAAAACATGAAAATGGATTACAAAGATATTCAAAAAGACTTTGGAAAGTTTTTAAAGACCATTAAAATATGCCCCTACTGCGAAAAGTGCAAAGAACCGATTTCGGCGCATAATCTTGACAAATTTATAAAGGTGGAACTAGCATGAAGATATTACTCCTGTCAGATTTACATCTTGTTGTTGATAATCCTGTTGCGAGGCTTGATGATTTAACAGAAATCCAATGGGATAAATTAGACTGGGTTTATGAATATGCAAAGAAAAATGGGGTTGAGTTGGTTTTACAAGCTGGCGATCTTACTCATACGAAACGGTCGTGGTCTTTATTGAAAAGACTTACCGACTTTTTTTCTTTTTATGATGACATCCCAACATGGATTGTTAAAGGGCAGCATGATAGTTATTTCCATGATCTTGATAATAATAAAACAACAACTGGTATATTGCTGTCAGCAAGATTGTTAACATTACTTGATAAAAATGGTTGGTCATCAAAAGGTGTCACTGTTTATGGAGCTTCTTATGGTGAGGAAGTTCCGTTTGACTTAAGAGCTAGCAATTACAATATTCTTGTTATTCATGCTCCCATTGCAGAGAAGGGAATACCGGGAGTCAACTATATTGATGCACTGCAATTTCTGAAAGAACATGATGAGTATGATTTTATTCTTTGTGGGGATATTCATGAAAAGTTTTTAATAAAACATAAAGGCAAGGTCATCTGTAATACCGGTCCAATGTTAAGAATAGAAGCAACAAAATATATGTTAAATCACCGCCCCTGTTTCTTTGTTGTTGATACAAACAAGAAAAACATGATCGAAGAAGTATTGATACCTACCGCACCTGGAAAACTCGTATTGTCAAGAGACCATATTGAAAAGCAAAAGCAAAGACAAGACGAATTCGATGACTTCATCGAGAGAGTAAAAGATGCTTCTGGAATCAGTTCGGTTGATTTTTTAGAAAATTTGAATTTGATAATGAAAAAGAATAAAACACCATTGGCTGTGAAAAAGATTGTTGAAAAATATATGGAAGGCGAGAGGAGCGACATATGAAAAACATTCGTGAACAGATTGAAGTATTCCAAAAAGAACTGAATGACATCCAAAGAGATTATGATAGAGCAAAGGGAAGATACCAAAGCTACATTGAAGGACTTAAAAAGTCTTTTGGAGTGAAAACGCTTGCGGAAGCCAAAGTTCTTTTAAAAGAAAAGAAAGAAGAACTTGAGAAGAACGAAAAGAAATTATCGAAAGCAATTGATGACTTTGAAAGAGAGTATCTTTATGAGGCTTGATCAAATTAGAGAAATTGTGAAGAAAAGAGAAGTGGAACAAAAACTCTTATCAAAACAATATGACGAATGTAAAAATAAAATAGAAAAAATTAGTTCCGAATCTCTTGATATGATAGAAGCAAGAAACATCATATCCGAAGCTGCAAGAATTACTCAGCAGCAATTTAAAATATTGGTCGAAGAATTGGTCACCACGGCAATTCAAGCTGTATTTCCAAATAAAAATTATAAATTTGTAATGCAATTTGTTTTGCAGAATAATAGACCGCAAATCAATCTCTTGGTACAAGATGGAGAGAATGAACCCTATATACCAAAAGAAGAACAAGGTGGGGGGCTGCTTGATATTATCAGTTTTGCTTTACGAGTCGTTTTATGGAGTCTTGAGAAACCCAGAAGCAGAAATATTCTGATTATGGATGAACCATTCCGATGGACAGGAAACCTGACAGAACTCGCAGCAAACATGATGAAAGAGATCAGTAAAAAACTCGGTCTTCAAATCATTATGGTTACGCATGATGAAAGACTGATGGAAATAGCTGATAAAAGTTGGCTGTGCAAAAAAGAGAAGGAAGTATCTATTGTCAAAGAGTAAACCATTTAACAAATCAAAATCAAGGAGGAAATTATGGCAAAGAAAGCAACAGCATCTATTGAAGAAATGATCAATGAAAGTATTGTCAGTGTCATCGAAGACTTGCTTGTTTGTGCAAAGAATTTTGATGGCGGCAACAATTCGGCAGGGGCGAAAGTCAGAAAAGCCTTACAGGGAATAAAAGTCTCAATCAAAGAAATTAGAAATGAGGTTACAGCTATCAAGAATGACAGAAAGAAGTAGCGGTGCAAAGTTATCGTATACCGACAATACGATATTAATAACTCTTACAATGTGCCCCGATGTCGGCGGGGCATACCTTAATGAGACTATATGGCTAAAAAAATTCTTTGCAAACTGCGAGCATGTAAGAAATTCAAAACTTGCAAACAAAAAACTGATCCATTTAAAAATGGGAAACTTTGCTGGGGATACGAAAATTATATTAACCAAGACATTCCAAAGAATTTGCGTCAGTATGAAGTCTTATTTTCTGAAATCAATATCAATCTGGATAGAATCAACGTTCAATTATTTGAACCATTGCCAACAGACAAAAAGAAAGAAATCATAAAAATGTTCTTTTTGGGAGGTCAAGTATAAATGACATCGCAGAGTGTCTTCAATGCTCTCCGCAATATATTTACACCATACTAAAAAATTGTAAAAATATTTTACTTGACAGCATCAAAAAATGAATAACTATGATATAATATAATAAAAAGGAGAAATAAATGGTTACAGTAAATAGGAATTGGACAACGGAAAACGAAAAAGAGTGGTTGGACAATCTGGGAACTCATAGGAGAAACGGATTGCCAAAAAAGAATCTCTTGAAAAATATTTGGAGGCAAACGAGAAAAGAACCGACTGGGGGAGCATTAACAAAGAAGAAGTTTTGGCTTATGCCAAAGAACTACTGAAAAAAGAAAACAAAAAGGTGAAATAATGGCACGAAAACAAAAACTATCCGGTGCTACTTATAGAATAAAAACCGGATGTGGCAATCTGTATGTTACAATTAATGAAGACGAAAACATTCCTATTGAAGTTTTTGCCACGATGGGAAAAACTGGGGGCTGTGCATCTTCACAGATAGAAACAATCGGGAGATTAATTTCTATCGGGCTTCGCAATAAAATTCCCCTTAAAGATTTTGTCAAACAAATGGGCGGAGTTTGTTGTCATTCGGCCATTACGACAGAAGGCCGCGAAGTGATGTCTTGCTCCGATGCCATCGCAAAAGTATTAAAAAAATATCTTGATGAAAAAGATATAAAGATTCTATGAAAAAACCAATGGCAACAAATGCAAGGAGGAAGTAATGGAAGATAAAATTATAGTGGCAAAGCTAGTAAATGAAGAAATCATTGTTGGAGAAAACGAATGTTTTTCTGGAAATGAAGTAACAACAATAATTCTAAACCCTGTTCGTTATCAAGTTCGGGGTAATGAGGTCTTTCTTACTCCTTTCTTTGGCAATCCCGAAGCAATTGTGGTTCTCAAAGAGAGATTTCTTTATATGTATGAAATTACCGATGCAAATCTTGTCAAAAAGTATAAAGATATGGTCAGCAAATCATTTATCAAACTGGTAAACAAAGATATTATTTTGGCTTCATAGGTGAACGTATGAAACTAAAAGATGCTTTTTATTGCCCGGAATGTCAGGAAGTATTTAACTATGCAGAGTATCAAACTGTCTGCCCAAGTTGCGCTAACCGCTACGCTTTCTCTCTGCAACGTACTTGGTTTTCACAACCGAAGGAGGTACAAAATGAAAACATTAAAATCAATCGTGTCTATGTTACTCCTGCTAGGTATCCTGTTTGTCGTGCAGGCGCAGGGAAAGATGATTATCCCGATTACCAAAAATCACAGTCCGACTTTGATAAAGCTTCAAGCGTTGGGAATAAACTCGGAAGAAATCGCTCGCTCTATCGACTTGGCGTCAAGACAATCAGGAATATCGCAAAATTTCTTGATTGCGTTGATGTACACAGAAAGCGCCGGAAACAGAAAAGCAATATCGAATATGGGATACAAAGGTTTAATGCAAATACCCTGGCCAATATATTACACAGACGCTAATATGATAATCGGGGCGCATATCTTCAATGAAAAGATGGCTCTAACAAACAGAAGTATAGAAAAGGCTATCTGTCTGTATAAAGGGTATCCAATCGGTTCAGATAGAGGATTGCAACAAGCAAGAAAAGTATTACGTCTTTCAGAAAAACTATCGGAGGTGCAAGCATGACAATAACAAACACAAATGCAACTGCGTCGAATTATATCGTAGATGGATCAGATCAAATATTGCAATGGAACGATAGCACAAGTTCTACAATATACTGGCAAGGAACCGTAACAAGTGACAGACTGACTGTCAAATATAGCATACCATGGTACAAGGCTTTGTTTGCCAATTTAAAAAGCAGACCTTTAAAGACATTGAAACTGTGGCGACAGTGTATGTTTAGTCCGCAAAAGTTTTTCAAGGCAATCAAAGGTTCTTTGCTTTCAATCAAAGAGCTGAAAGCCGAATCAATGAGCGTTGTTGAAAAACTGATTAAGGAAGCGAATGCTGCCGGTCAAATCGCATATAGCGAACATTTACAAAAGGAAAAGAAAAGAATTGCAAAGGAACTGACATTGATCGGATCAGGATTTTTACTCTATATATCCTCTTCCGACATTGATAAATTTAACAAACACGCAAACAAAGCGGTGAAATTGGACTACATCAAGAACTATTGTAGAAAAATTCCCGATAAGATTCTTGAAGAATTACAACGAGCAAAACAGTTGGGTGTATTTAATGACTTTAAGATACTTCATTATGATCCAACTGGCGAAGCTGTCAAGTTGACTGAGAAAGAGAAGGAAGCAAAGAAAGACCCTATTCTTTTCGGGCAGATTGGCGGATCGAATCGGTTGTATTATATCGGGGATTGGATTGACGAATACTGCGATCTGACTCTTGATGATTTTCTTAACGTAATCGGTGCTGATAGAGACAAACACATTTTGAAAATGGCAAATATTACAAGTGATATTATGATAAAAGTAGCGGAAGAAAAAACGAAAATAAAGTCGAAAAAGAGATAAAGGAGGCAAGCATGATACAGGAAATAGTAAACACATTTCATAAGATGGGGTTTTGGTTTCTGATTTTCTTTCTGATTGGGTTTCTATGCGGTGGATACTCTATTTACAAATACCAACATTATCAAATTAACGAAGCTACCATAATTGGCGGGCTGGTGTTTGACAACAAGGTATTTGATATTAAAAGGAGGCCCTAAATGGAATGCGTTGAACTATATCGAGTCTGGGTAGCATTCGGAGTAGGACTGTTCATTGGCGGAGTAGTTGGTATAGTTACAATGTGTATCTTAAATGCGGTCCGTCCTATCATTCGCTTAACCTGCGAGGCGTGCTGTGGAAACTGCAAACATCTTATTGATGATTATAAATGTTTATTCCACAAATCATTTATAAAAAGCCTAACTTTGTTTGTGATGATTGGAGGTTTGATTGGAAGACAAAGGTAGGTAGAAAACAGGAAATTGATAGAACATAGGCCGTGAACAGTTAAAGCCTTCGGTTGCATCGGTAGTGTA